CCAAAACTGGTAAGGTTGCATTGTTGGAACAATCTCAAAACGATCCGCTGATTCTTTTTACAAATGTATATGGAATCGGACCCAAAAAGGCAGAAGAGTTGGTGAAACAGCATAACATACGTTCGATTGTCGAACTACGCGAGAAACAGGACCGAGTATTGAATAATATCCAACGCATTGGATTAAAATATTATGAAGACATTTTGGAACGTATTCCACGAAACGAAATCGCCAAATATGATTGTGAGTTGATGAAAACATTCAAAAAGGTCTCAGAAAATGGTCCTACGTACTATGAAGTTGTAGGAAGTTATCGTAGGGGAGCGACCAATTCAGGCGATATTGATATTATTATTACATCTGACGATCGTTCTGTATTTCATCGGGTAATCGACGAACTTATTTCGAAAAAGATGATTATTGAGGTGTTGTCCAGAGGCGATACCAAATGTTTGGTTGTCGCGAAATTAACCCCTCGTTCAAAAGCCCGGCGCGTTGATTTTATGTTTACTACGAAAAAAGAATATCCTTTCGCGATTTTGTATTTTACCGGGAGTAAGGATTTTAATACATCTATGCGTGCACATGCATTGAAAATGGGGATGTCTATGAACGAACACGGATTTACAAATAAGAATAATCAACAAAATGTAGTATATGATGATATACATAGCGAAAAGGATGTTTTTGATAAACTAAAACTAGTCTATGTACCACCGGACAAGCGAATTGATGGTCGGTCTCTTATTGAAAATATATCGAAAGATAATACAAATTCACCCATTCTGAATAAAAACGTTATAAATTATATCAAGGATTTCAAACAAAATGGATTGTCTGTTTTGAAGAAACTCAATGAAGAAACCATTATGGAAATCATTTCACAAACAAACGACGCATATTATAATTCGAACAATCCATTATTGACCGATAATGAATTTGATATTGTCAAGGAATACGCTGAAACCAAATATGAACGTAATGAAGTATTGCAACAAATCGGCGCTCCAGTTGGTCGAAACAAGGTTGAACTTCCGTTTCATATGCCTTCTATGGACAAAATCAAGCCAGATACGAATATTCTAGACAAATGGAAGAAGAAGTATAATGGTCCTTATGTATTGTCTTGTAAATTGGATGGAGTAAGTGGTTTATATACTACACAAGGTAGTACGCCAAAGTTATACACTCGGGGTGATGGTAAAATTGGTCAAGACATATCTCATTTAATTCCTTATTTGAAATTACCCAAAGTCAACAATGTTGCAGTCCGAGGTGAATTCATTATTAAAAAGCAAACATTCGACCAGAAATACAAACATTCTTTCGCGAATCCTCGCAATATGGTATCCGGTATTATTAATAGCAAACAAGTAGACAAAAAAATTCACGATTTGGATTTTGTTGCATATGAAATGATTGTTCCTTCTTTGAAACCCAGTTCCCAAATGAAAAAATTACAAGAACTATCATTTCAGGTTGTGCAACATACTTCTCAAAAAAATATCACCAATGAATATTTATCGTCTATCTTGGTTGATTGGAGAACCAATCATATATATGAGATTGACGGAATCATTGTTGGCGATGACCACATCTATCCTCGCACAAACAAAAACCCGGAACACGCATTTGCATTCAAAATGGTTATTTCCGACCAGGTTGCGGAAGCCAAAGTCGTAGACGTGGAATGGAATGTGAGTAAAACTGGTTATTTAAAACCACGTGTGGAAATAGAACCTATCAAATTGGGTGGTGTAACCATCAAACACGCAACTGGTTTCAATGGTAATTTTATTGAAACAAACAAAATTGGAGTGGGTGCGATCATTGAACTTATACGCAGTGGCGATGTAATTCCATATATCAAATCTGTTATTGCTCCGGCTGAAAATGCGAAGATGCCGAACGTGCCCTATACATGGAATAATACCCATATTGATATCATGATTGATAATTTCGATACAAATGAAACACTGCTAGAAAAGCGCATCACGAATTTTTTTACAACGCTTGAAGTGGAAAGTTTGTCTAGTGGAAATGTAAAGCGCATTATAAATGCTGGATACAATAGTATTCCCAAGATATTGCGTATGACGAAACAGGACTTCAATAAAGTAGACGGTTTTAAAGATAAAATGGCTGAAAAGGTATACAATAGTATTCAAGACAAAGTGCGTAATGCAAATATCGCAAAGATTGCGGTTGCGTCCAATGTGCTTGGAAGAGGACTGGGAGAGAGGAAAATCACACCCATTATGGAGGCATTCCCTGATATATTCACATCTTCTCATTCTAAACAAGAAAATATGGCCCGTCTACAAACAATCAATGGAATTGGTAAAGAAAATGCAACCAGCTTTGTAAACAATATGGACAGTTTTGTGCAGTTTTTGAAAAATACGGGTCTAGAACATAAATTGGTTGAAAAACGTGCACCAGAGCCATCGTCCAAACGCGTAAATACAAGTCATCCACTATATAATCAAAAAGTAGTTATGACCAAGGTTCGAGACGCAGATATTATTGCAGCACTAAAAAATAACGGTGGTGAGTTGGTGGACAATGTAAAGAAGGGTATTTTAGCAGTGGTTACCAAGAATACACAAGAAGTATCCAATAAACTCAACAAAGCGAAGGAAATGAATATTCCGATTATGAGCGTGGAAGAGTTTAAACAGCAATATATGAAATAAATTGTCCTTGATTCTATAGTAACCTGTATATTTTACTATAGAACTTTCTTATCTGTTTTGAAAAGTGGTCGTCCTTTCCGGTAATATATATCTATCTGTTTTTGACGCCATATTTCTTGTTTTCTCATTGCGGATGCTATTTGACGGCATCTTTTCATAAAATCAATATTTTCATTCATATCTTATTACTAGAGAACACCTTTATACTTTTACGTGTGAAAATATATGAAACCCTTTATCCGTGATATACCATACTGTCTATGTCGATAATTTCACAAGACCCGTCTGGTTTCTCGCAAGCAAATTGTTTGAAATAATCACACTGCAATTGCTCTTCAGGTGTATGAGCGTGCACGGTGCGAGCAATCATCTTATACAATTTGAAATTTGGATATCGGTCATCGCCATTCTTCTTATACAACACGTTTTTGCCGTTGTCGTCAGTGCACCATCGTTTAATGGTTCTTTGTAGTTCATTGTATTCTTTGTCGTCGCTGTCGTGTATAATAAAATCATAAATAGAGCAACCCAACCTGCACAAATCAAAACTCATATTCGGATCAATGCGTGGTTTCTCTTCGTTCATATATGGTTCACAATTATACTGTGATGAAGCGTCACCAGATGGTGCAAAACTGTCGCTACAGAATGCCTTTCCATCAAATTTGTATATACTTCTCCCAAAATCAATCAACTTAAACAGTTTACCGTGTGTAGGAACCTTGTAGTATTGATTTTTGTATTTATAATACAAATCGGCATCTTCTGTTTCATTGTACATAATATTGTTTGTATGCAAATCATTGTGTGTGAAATGAAATACCTTCTGATAACACAATAGTATCATAACAATTTGGAATAATGTACACGCACCATTTTCCTCATTGATTTGATTGTTTTCGAATAGGTTATCAAGCGTATTATCGCACTTCTCGAGACATATTACTTGGACAGGATAGTCGTATATAATGGCGTGCGTTTCTTCGATAGAAGAATACGGTGAACTGTCTTCTGTATTTTCGTCATCCTCGGTTTCCCATTCGTCTTCATTCTCGTTCTCGCTGGTTCCACTGCTATTATTTAAGGAACTGTTTGTTTCGCTGGTTTCAGAACTCGCACCGGATTCCGGTGTTGTATTGTGCGTATGTTCTGCATTCTCATAAATCAGTTCATCGGAATGTTCTTCTTTCTCATTTGGCTGGTGAGGCAACGAGATTGCTTCGAGCGAACAAGAAGTAATGTTATGTTTGAGCGTTTTTGCAATCTTCAAGGGTTCTTTGTTTTTACAACTTCCCCCATACGTTTCATATTCATTATTTGTTAACACAAATCGCTTATTTATATTTTCATTGAAAAAATGAGAATTGCTTAAATACTCTAGGTCCTCTTCTACGTTGATTTTGTAATATTTTTGAATCGCCAGATAACTTCCGTAATAATCGATACCATGCGGAAAATAGTATTGTTCTTGTAATCGGCTCGACAAATAATAGAAAAAACCGTCAGTGTATGCACAATTGTTTACATCGTCAAATTTACTGATCGCGTGTTTTTTCTTTGCCGATGGTAAAATGCGAATATGTTCTCCACAATTGTCGTATTTACCTATCAAGTATCGAAGCGGATCTAACAATGGCGAATATTTCACAAAGAAATTTCGTTCAACTGTCTGCTTGTCTTTCGTATCATACAAATTATTGCCGCTCACCATATGATAACGATGGTTTAGGGACACATTTGTATGTGTATTGTCACTGCAGTCATCCAAAAAACGATTATATATAGGTATAAATTCTTGTATGTTCTCCATTAAGTGTTGGGGATACTCCTTGTCCTCTTTGTGAAAATTCGATGTATTCAAATCACTAAGGTTTCGTTCGATGTCTTCAATTACCTGCAACGAGAACCTAGACATAGTATGATTTTATTTATAAGAGTTGAATATATTTATATTTCTTATTATGAACTAATAATATTTCTTATTATGAAGTAATAATCTTTCCGTTTAAATCAACTTAATAATATGTTTGTATTTAGTATTATACTTCTACCATGGCATTAGAACTGAGAAAATTCAATATGCGTGAAATCACATTCAAGCCAAATGAAAATAAGGGTCCGGTTATTGTAATGATCGGTCGACGTGATACAGGTAAATCTTTCTTGGTGAGGGATCTATTATTTTATCATCAAGATATCCCAATTGGAACAGTAATTTCTGGAACAGAAGCTGGAAACGGTTTTTATTCAGAGCATGTCCCTAAATTATTTATACACGAAGAATACAATACAGTGCTTATCGAGAATGTTCTCCGAAGACAGAAAACCGTATTAAAACAAATGAACAAAGAAGTTGCTGCCTATAATAGATCAACCATTGACCCACGAGCCTTTGTAATTCTAGATGATTGTTTATACGATGCTTCCTGGTCTAGAGACAAAATGATGCGACTTTTGTTCATGAATGGGCGTCACTGGAAGATCATGCTCATTATCACGATGCAGTATCCACTTGGCATTCCACCCAATCTGAGAACCAACATAGA